GAAACGCATCCCGCAGGGCAAAGCCACGGGCTCGCATCTGTAGCATACGCTTAGGATACTGAGTCCAAGGCCCTTGCTTATTCCACAGGCCAGCTCGCTTGGCATCCTCAACTGAGTACTTGCTGATTACCTCGGTACGATTCTTACGCTTGGCCACGCAGACAGCGATTGGATTGCTAGTGCCATCGCCTTCAAAGTACTCTTTGACATCTTCGCAGACAGGTGAGTTCTGGACTAAGGCCATCGCTGCGTCACCGTACACGCTTGGCTTACCGTTGATGGTTGCGATATTCTGCAAAGCCTGTAGCGGTGCTAGGCCGAGCTCGTATCCCCATTGCACAGCGACTAACACATCCTCTGGTTTGTTTTGGTAGGCCTTGGGAACCATCGTGCTCTTACTTAGCATATTGCTGAAGTCGATAGCCTCTGTCATTGTCTGCGGGGCAAAGCCCTGGTGCTTAACTAAGTTACTCATTTGTTGCCTTTCAATAATTTTCTAGCTGCAATCTCGCGCTGGAGTATGTGCCAAAACGGCGATTTAATAATCTTCATAATTGCTTAATGGTTAAAGTGGACTGACGTATCGAGTACGCCTCTTTTGCTGGTGTTATCGTTGCTGGCTTGGCCTTGTAGCTGCGGACTGGCCAGCTTATTTGGTACTGCCCTGCGACACCGTGGGTATGGTTCTGCATTATTCCCATAATCTCGGTCTGTATCTTGCTATTCTCCTCTTCTGCTTTTGTAATTTTTGTCTTGTTTTCCAAAAGTAATTTGGTCAACTCCTCAACATAATTATCTAAGACTACTGGCTCATCATCCGAGCCTGAGCTAAAGGTGCGAGCTGCATCTTTAGGGTTGATAGGCGGGTAATAATCAATCTCGCCTGTGTTTTTCCAGCGGTCTAGCTTGTCTTGAAACTCTTTGCAGGTCTTTTCGATCAGCTCTAGCGTTGCCGGATGTTGTTTAAACAAGAATATACGCAGCTCGGTGCCCTGATATAGCGTAGCAATCGCCCCCCATGTGGCTTTAAAGATAGCCATCTGGGCTTGCAGCTGTATAGGGCCACGATACAGGGGCAGCACATCCTCCGCTGGCATTGAGGTTAGCTTGGCCTCAATGATGCCTGTACCACTCAGTACGATACTTTCGCTGCCGACCACGTAGATGCCCTTCTCTGGGTCTGTAAACACCTCGTTTACATTGCCTGTGGCTGTGCCATCAAGAGAGCAGCACAAAGGCCACTTATCGTGGAAGTAAGGGAATGGGTGCTCAATCTCTAGCTGGCTGCATCCAAGCCTGTTTGCGGCCTCCATCAGAATGGTTGGTTCTAGCCTGTTGCCCCATGCCATAGCCTCGTTACCGATGTCTGGCGGGGTAATACCTTTTAAAAAATCAATGGATGAGAGCAACTCATCATTGGGCGATCTGTACTTGCTCATTCCACAAACCGCTGGGATGCGGCTTGCAGAGAGCATATCGTTTGGAGTGACTTTACCTACCATTTTTTATACCTCGGTTTCTATTTTTAAATCCAACACAGCAGACAGGCTCATTGCATAACGGGCCACCTCTACTGCTAAGTTGCTGGCTGATACAAAGTCATTAGCCTGGGCGGCCTTGTGTACCTCTTGCATCATGCGATTAATGATTAATAAATACTGTGAGTAGTCAGTCATTTTTTAACCTCCTTCATGGCTGCCATTTTGGGTGAGCTCTTATAGATGTAGCGTTTCCACTTGTGCGTTACGTTATCTGGATCGCACTCGTAGAAGTCGGTGATACGCCAGCCGCTGCTGCGGAGCATATGGATGTAGTGCGCTAGGCGAGTGATGCCATACTGCTCAATTACATCCCAGCTGGTAAGGCCCTTGGCTCTGCGGCGCTTGAGCTCTGATTGGATAATTTCGCATTGTGTAGTCATTTTGACTTCCTTTCATTGTTAGCTGCTGCGTGACGGTAGGTTTCCCACTTGGCTTGAAAGCGCAAGTCCTCTGATGGTGGCTCCCAGCCCATGCGCTTAAAGGTATCAAGCACGTTGGTCTTGGCCGCTGGTATATATGGGCGGTGTATATCTAATAATCTCATTGCTGCTCCTTATGTAAGTAATGCAATTACAACGAAAGCTAGGAAGGCCACAGTACCGATAACCTTATCCAGCAGGGAATCCTCAGACTTGTACAAGTCTTTGGAAGATTTGTTGTGATGGTTCATTGATGTCATTTCTTTAGATCCTTTAAAAATTCCTCAACCAAGCGCTCGCGGCGCTCCCTCTTGTACCGCTTATAAATGTCGGTATTGCCTAAGTACATACAACCCATAGCGATTACAGCTGCAAAAAACACAAACAGAGCTGCCGCATACATCACCGTCAGCGTAAAGATTAAAAACTCATACATGGGCTACTCTCCTGATTAATTTAGCTACTTGGGCTGGATGCCAAACTTCATTACCTTTGGCGGTCTTGATACCGCGAGCGCGTAACCCTTGGGCTACATCTCGCAAGTTGGTGCCTACCTGCTTAATTACATCCTGTAGGCTTGGCGCTACTAAAGTAGCAAAGGCATCAGCCTTGGCCACAATCGCGTCAGAACCAGCCTTAGAGCCCTTCTCTGGGCATGGGCTACCTAAGACAGTACCGCGTGCTTTGGCAGCCTGTAGGGCTGATTTAGTGCGCTCTGATATCTTCTTAGCCTCCCACTCAGCAAACACAGCGGCCATCTGTAGGAATGTGCGGTCAGCCTCAGGCATATCAGCTGCCACAAACTGCACGCCAGACTCAAGCAGGCCTGAGATAAAGTGGACATTACGGGCTAGGCGATCTAGCTTGGCGATTACAAGGGTAGCCTTCTGCTTTTTAGCAAGAGCCAAAGCAGCTGCGAGCTGTACGCGATCCGACTTACGGCCAGACTCGACCTCGGTGAACTCAGCAATAATCTCTTTGCCTGCTAGGAAGGTTTGCACAGCTGCACGCTGAGCCTCAAGGCCAAGGCCTGACTGGCCCTGGCGCTGTGTAGATACTCGGTAGTAGGTTACGTACATGATTAGGCCTCTACTTTGTATGTGCAAAGGGTTAAGGCCTCTTGCTGCGCGTCCTCTGGGATAAAGCAGCTGCCATTGTTTGCCATTGGGTCAAAGCTGTAGCCGGGGTTTAGGTATATAAACCAACCAGCCTCGCCATCGTAGTCGCCTGATGCGTACTCGATAAGCTCGATTGCTTTTTTAGGTATGTTTGTTTTCAACTTCATTGTTAACTCCTGTATCTCGGTGGTTAAAAGCGATATCGCTTAGTGATAATTTACCACAGTCAAAACACAAGTCAAGAACTATATGTAGCGAAAACAACACTATTTCGTAGGTGTTTACCCTATGAGTTAGGCTACGGGTAGTTTTCCTGTATGCTCACAGATATCGGGTAGCTTGACACTATTCAGCTCAGTCCTATCTCGTCAGGCACGACTAAAAAGACCTGCTACCCGGCCAACTAAAAGGATAAATATGTCAGAACTAAAGCCATTCCTGGTGCGTTTGCGGCCAGATGTGCGTGAGCTGCTAGTGCAGGCAGCACAAGAGCGCAAGAAACCCATAGCCAGCGTTATCAATGATGAGCTGCGCGTTGCCCTTGGCAAGACTGGAAACCTTAACCAGCGCCTTACGCAGCTGATCGGATGATTATTCTCACGCTGCCGTTCCCGCCATCAGTCAATACGTACTACAGGCGCGGAGCCCATGCGACCTACATGAGCAAGCAGGGGCGCGAATACAAATGTAAGGTAGCGGATTACATCGCGGAGTCAGGCACTCCCAAGCTGGGACTAGCTCGGCTGTCTTTGGAGATCGTGTTGTGGCCCAAAGATAAACGTAAATACGATATCGATAACAGGCTCAAGGCATTGCTTGACAGCCTGCAAAACGCTGGCGTATTCGATGACGATGAGCAGATCGACCAGATTAATGTTTATAGAGGCTCTGGCACCGTATCAGGCGGCCAGGCAAGAGTAATGATTGAGGTTATTAATGAGTCATGAGAATGATGTGTACACAAAGGCCGTACAGGCTGACAGCTCGATTACGGGTAAGCGCTGGTGCTCTAACTGCCAGTTTGGCAAAGACTATAGGAATGGCGCATGGATCGTAAGCGCAAACAAAAGGCAAAAGAGGTGGGTCTGCAAGGATTGTTGGGAGAGGAAACAAGCCAGGGAGGCGGCCAAGTAGATGTACGACTCCAATGTCTCGCTTGCGGTCAAGTTCACAGACCATCCAGGCTACTTCATCTGCCGGATGGCCGCACAGTCGGAAACTATTCGGAAGAATACCGCTTGTATGCTGAGGCTGCCGGAGTGCTCAAGAGATTTAGAACTCGAAAGACCAGGCAGCTGCACCTCGCGAGAGTGGCAGAGGTGCGTGGCAATGCTAGCTATGAGCAGCTCAGAAACGCCATGCTAGAGATATACGAAAGAGAAAAGAATGATACTTAGCTGCAACTGTAGATCCGATCATGAGGGCATATTTTGTGAGTGGGATACCGAATCGAATGAATGTGAGCCAGCCATAGCCTATGGATGTGTATGTGCCAGATGCTACCTAGAGCTGGGCGCGAGACCAACAGAGAGAATAAAGAATGATTTGCCCTAATCAGCATTGCGATAGCGAAGATATCAAGGTGGCCGAGACTAGGAAACATGACCAGCGCAACTGGGTTTGCAGGCGTAGAGTCTGCCGAGAATGTGGCTACAGCTGGTGGAGCAATGAGATACCGCTATTTGAATTACCTATCAGTTTGAAGTAATCGATAGTAATTATTTAACACAGATGGATAATATTCTGCTAGAAACTAACTACGGGGCCATAACCCAGCCCTTGAGAATGGAGTATCGCCAGACTCAGATAAACGCAGTCGAATCGGAGGGGATGACCAGCGAAAAGCTCGGGCCCTGCACTCTGAAGGAGAAGATCCTAGACACAGCGATAAACGATAGATACATCGCAACTGCGATATCACTGCTTTTTTTAGCGGGTGAGGTTCTATGAAGTTTTTAAACGAGGAGGAGAAACCCTCTTTCAACCTACCAAAAGCCCCAAAAGTAAAGCTAAAGCCTGCACTACCAGACCAGCGGCAGATAGCCGTGATGCCAATCAAAGCATTGACAGACCGCAGACTCTCCGGCGGCTGCGTCAGAGTCCTGGCATTAATCTGTAGTTATTGCAACCGAGCTGGCATTACATGGGTCGGACAACAGAGACTAGCCGCAGACCTACAAACCAATAAGCAATACATCTCTACGCAGATGGTCAGGCTTAGGCAGCTGGGATACATTGAAACGCTCGTTAAGGGCGGCAAACACAGCCACACGGCAACTACAAGAGTGATATATAACAAAACTATCGGAGTTGATGATGCGATAGGCTTAGTCAATGAAGAGTCAAGAAGTCCAGATATGATTAACCAAGAGGAGAAGTTCATGGCAGAGATGCTCAGCAAGGCACTTAAACGCTCGCGTAAGACGATTAAATTACCAGTTAAGGGTGAGGCATTGGATGTGATTGGAAGGGCTATGGCAAGCGTTATCGTAGACCATAACAACTGCGAGGCTATAGTCCAAGAGGTGTATAGAAGTGTATATTTAAAAGAAAAAGTAATAAATGATTTAGATTTAAAAGGATTTGAAATGATTGGAATGTGTGAAATGACACAGCAACAGTTCAGCAAAGACCTAGAGTTGTGGCTCAAAGCCAGGTCAGCACCGCCTGATTCCATCCTAGACCTAGCCAGGGCGCTGCTCGATGAGCAATGCAAGGGAGTATAAGGGCTGTATGCGATCCAATCGGTGGTATGCAGGGGCAACAGAGGGGTGTAGGGCTATTAGCAAAGGCATTGAGGGGTATTTGCTAGGGCTGAGGCAGTCAAAAAACAGAGGCACGTTACCCCTCCCCCCG